TGTTTTTATAAATTTTTTTTCTGCAAATTTACTTTTTAGGTTTCTATTTTGCTTCTAAATAGCTTTTATTTACTTTTTAGGTTTCTATTTTGCTTCTAAATAGCTTTTATTTACTTTTTAGGTTTCTATTTTGGTTCTAAATAGCTTTTTTTTACTTTTTGGGTTTCTATTTAAATTCTATTTAGGTACTAAACGGCTTAAAGATTTTCTATTATATATTTATATAATGGAAAATAGTTTTCAGCTCTCCATAAGCAACAAAGAAGTTTTTGAATTTTATGAAAAGCACGGGTTAAGCTTTGAACAAGTAAATATTCTATTTGTTGATATTTTAAAAAAACTTATCTCTGATTTAGACTCTTCTCTCAATTCAAATCTTGCGACAAAGTTGCTTGATAAATTCAATATGCTAGATTCAAAAATGGATACAATTGGCATGTCGGTATCTAAATGTCAAACAGAATTAACAACTATATTTGCCTTTAAACTTACTGAGTATAGGAGAGAATATATAGATGATTTGAAAATGATTTTATCCTCAAACAATGTTGATTGTATTGCACCGCTGATAAAAGAAACAAATAGTAATCTATTAGATAAAACTTCTCTCATGCTTGGTGAACTGATACCTAAGAATCAGGAGATTATAAGCAAAGACTTAGATTTACAATTACAGTTATTCCAATCATCTATTTTGAATGAAACAACAAAACTATTGGCATCTTCTCTCGATAAAAAAACTATTGAAGATTTCTTAATCTCCATCAATCAATCTATGATACAATCACATCAAACATTTACAACTCTAATATCTTCATCTGAATCTAGGATTGAGAATAGACTTATTGAAACAGAGAGAAAAATGAACGAAATCAAAGAAATCTCAACGGAAAATAATTCAACACAATCAACTTTGCAAAATAATGTATCAGAGATTCTTAAAAAATTTGAAAAAGGTTCTAGTAAGGGAAATATATCTGAGCATATAACATATAATATTCTTCTAAATTTATTTCCTTGTGCACAAATAGACCATGTTGGAAATGAACAAAAAGAAACTGGTGATATTGTTCTGGTTCGTAATAACAAACCTAAAATTCTAATTGAAAACAAAGACCACGATAGCAAAAATGTTACAAAACAAGAAGTTGATAAATTTATTAGAGATTGTGAATTACAAGATTGTTGCGGAATCATGATGGCACAGCATAGAGGAATATCAAATAAACAAAACTTTGAACTTCAAATACACAATGGTAATGTTTTACTTTATCTTCATCAGGTCAATTTTGATGAAGACAAAATTAAAATAGCTGTTGAAATTGTAGAACATTTCAAGATGAAGTTAGATGAACTAACAACCAAAGAAGATGACTCAATTATGGAAAAAGAGGTATTGGATGAAATTAATAAAGAGTTTATTAATTATGTAAATCAAAAAAATACAATGATGAAACTATTGAAAGATTTTGGTGATAAAATGAATTTTTCTATCAACGAATTAAAAATGCCCTGTTTGGAAAAATATCTCTCTTCCAGATTTGCATTTTCAACCGTTCAAGGTGATAATATGTGTAAATATTGTGAAAAACACATTCCTAAATCACTTCTTCAACATTACAGATACTGTCCTGCAAAAAAAGAACTAGAGTCTAAATCATTTCCTCCTCAAATAGATGATATACAATTAGTTGAACCTGTTGAAATTAGTCCTCCAGAAACTAATATAGTTGCTCCCATACCAGAAAAATCACAGCAAAAAAAGAAATCCTCTATTAAAAATTACAAAACCGCATTGTAAATGCTCATAAACCTAAAAACGCACCCAAAAATCAAGGGTCGGCGCCCCCGCCCGCAGGGCGGATTTCCTATTGTATTACTAAAAAGGTATAAACTCATATTACTATACATCTAAATATGTACTGGATATTATTTATACCCACTGTATACCTATCGGCATCTATACAAGAATGGGTTTTTCATAAATATCTTATGCATACACGAAGCTATAAGATATTTAATAATATTTATATCAATCATATGTTACATCATAAAAATACACAAAATGATTATTCAATTATTAACAATAACCCTGAATATATTTGCTTTGATGTTCTCTCTATAGATGGCATAGTGCAACTAATTATTGTATTTTCTATAAATACCGCGTTTTTTTATATGTTATTCCATCCATCTATTTCTTTGCCAATAATATCTGCAACTGTTATTATCATGCTGTTTATTAATATCATAGTATGGAATACCTATCATGCATATGTTCATGGATTTGACCCTGCTATCATATGTTCCCCCAAAGGAGTTAAACGAAGTAATATCCATGAATCAAATTATATTTCTGGTTGGTTGATAAGTAATCATAGAACTCATCATGATAATAAAAATACAAATTATAATATCGTTTTTCCTGGAGCTGATTTTCTATTCGGCACATATTCTTCTAATAAATTATCTAAACAATCTAGGTATGACAAATGATTTCCTTTTATTCAACGGTATTTTTAACAGATATAACCCTATTATGATAAACCCTAATCCTATATACTGCCACATATCGTGAAATCGTTCTCCCAGTAATACATACGCTGCTATACTTTCTAAGAGTGTACTTATTCCATCCCACGCTCCATTTACCATTAAGATAGTAGAGCCTTGAAGAGAGACAATAAGCATACATACCACACCAAAATACCCTATTACACCAGTCATTAATGAAAAAATACCCCCATGATTAGCATACTGTTTCAATCCAAAATCACCAACAATCTCAATCAAACTTAATAACCCTATTTGCACTAGACTCATCTCTCTATTATACGCTAAAATAATAAATATCTGGAGACCTTTACCGTGTAACTAGGCCTTGCATTTGTGTAAATAAATAATACCTTTTATAAACAAGTATTATTCCACTTTCATAGAGAGAAAAAGCTTTCTATTTCCCCTTATCAATCGTAACCTCTTTACTAATGTTATTGATTATCTTGCCAAAATATTTTACTTTGTCTTCTGGCGTAGTCGGTCCCATAGACTCATATAACATCTTCGTATAGAGTTCATGCACCTTTGAATCAAAGTCATTCCATTGAGGATTCTCTGTCTTCCAATCGGAAATCTTCTTCACATTCTTACAGGCTACATGCTTAATGGCCGATGTAAATATCTTTTTATCTTTGTCTAACTCCCAGATATTCTCATCCTTGATATGAACAGATTCTCTCTTCAAATCACTGCAATGAATCGGTCTTTGATATACATCTAATTTACTCAAGCCATTCAAGATAATATTACTAATCCCTTCCACATACCCCAGCTTCCCAACATTCTCCACATCCTGCATATTGATTTCCAACGATTTCACAAAGTCCATCAAATTCATAGCATCTTTGCATTGCTCGTTTAAAAAGAAATTCAAATTAAATCTATTGTTGTTCGTCGTATTATTAATATTATTGCTATTTATAGTGTTTCCAGAATCTTTCAACAATTCAAATAATTTAGTTTGAACTTCATGATTATTATGCAGTAAATCTTTCACAACTGTCATTATCATTGCGATATTATCGGTTGACGAATTATTTTTATTCGCTATTTCATTTTCTATAATTTTACATAATTTATTATGTCTCCATAATCCAGAACGATTTTTATATTTCTTATTACAATTATTACATGTAAATATATTATTTTCTAATTCATGAACCAATTGGGACTTTTTTATTGCTTTTTTATGTTTTGATGTAGATAAATGCCTGTCGTATTGACTTAATCGTGATGTATTATAATCACATAATTCGCAGTTGAATTTTGGCAGAACTAAATGACCTAAAACTGATGCCATAATTTAGCAACAGAAAAAGTCTCTAAATCTTTTGCAATAAAAATTATAAAAAAATACAATCCCAATTTTTTTTTGATAAAAATATTTTCAAAGCATTATGGTCTCACCTGGAAAAATGAAAGTTTTCCCGGACAAAAGTCTTTCAGGAATATGAAAATGGACATTTTAAAATGTCCAAAATGACTTTTCGAAAAAACTTTTGGACCCCAAAAACTTTACGTTTTATATAATAAATTGAGTTTTTAACTTAAAGAAACAAACTAATTCTTAATTAATGTTTTATACAAATCAATCAAATTTTTATGAAATTCCCTGTTATCTTCTATGAGAGTCTTAAAGAAACCTGATAATTCAGTAATATCTTTCCTTTGCTCATTAATTTCTTTCGTTTGCTCATTTAGTAATTTTATTATAGTTGATTCATCCTTATAAATATTATTTGGGTCATCACATTTTTTTTTGTTTTTGTGTTTCCATAATCCAGCTCTATCATTATATTCTTTTCCACATTTGCAAATATATTTTTTGGGGGTTTGTTGATTTTCTTCAATAATATTATTTTTTATGTGCTTATTTGTTTTTACATGTTTTGAATAATCGTATTTATTATTAGTTTTAAATTGACATTTTTCACAAAAAAACTTTTGGTTATCAAGCGTTATTTCGGTTTCCATATGTGTCTATATTAAGAAACACGATATCTTTTTAAGCAATATTATTTAATATAAAAAATCAAGTTTTTTAATTTAAAGACTTTTCAAACTTTTACTCAAATAAATAATACTTTCTCTTAGTTAATATTGTTATCAAAATAGTATATAAAAACAATACCTTGTTTAAGTGTAGATAATTAGCCGTAAGATGGGGTTTTGCGTATCGTGTTTAGACCAGTTACTTTCTTTACCCTACACTCAATGGAATTACATTAGAATGAACATTATTACAGCCTTTATCAAGTGTGTTAATAAAAAGATTGGCAAACGACATCCTTCTTTGACAGAAGACTTGTCTCAGATGGACCTTACATCCAATGACTTATTTGTCTCATTTATTGAGATGTATCATAAATACTCAGCACACTTTGACAAGATTGGATTAGCTGGAATCTATTTACTCATCAATAAAAACGATAACGAAGGAAGTTATAACCCAGAAGAATCCTCGATTATTCTCGATTCTCTTCAAAAAATATCTCAGTATTATACCTGTTTAGAACTAGATGACTTTGTAAAAGTATTGCAAAAAAGCAAAGAATGCAGTCAAGTCGTATTAATAGAATAAAATAGTAGAATATAATAAATCTTTGATTCTTTACATATCTCCTGCTGATATCTTGTTTTTTACAACTGGATTATCAACTATAGGCACAGCAGCTGTTATTGATTTCCGCAATCATACATCCTTTGCACTATCTATTACGCTCAACGGACAATCTGGTTCTGTTAGTCCACAAATCGTGGCTACTGCTGTTATTATTCAGATAAAATAAAGTGTATTTACAACCTATAGTTACAAATTCAATAACTTTATTTTCAAAATAGCTACATTTATCAAGTAAATGATTTAGAAGAATGATTCTATATGGTATTATAGTTAGTAACATACAGAATGAACGAGTGTTTACAGACAAATAACGAAATCATTCGTGCTTTCTACAAAAGCAACCCCACTATCGATTTCGAAACAGTGAATCTTTGGTTAGTCAATATGTTTGACACAATTTTACAAGAAAGACCAAATCAAATTATAAGTCCTATCCCTGTAAACCAAATAATGAACGAATTGTCTACTAACTATATTAAAAAAGGCGAACTAGGAGAGAACAAATTAGAACTCCTGTTAAACAAGTTAGACCCAACCGCCCAAATCCTCAACGGAAAATCCAAGAAGATTTGCGGTGATTTCCAAATAATGAGAGCGAATAAGCCAACTATCTTTATAGAAAGTAAAGTGAATACAAGCAATGTTAGTCAAGAGAGCGTTGAACGCTTTATCGAACATGCTAAAGAGTGCGGACATAGTGGTATTTTCATGTCACAACATAGCGGTATTTCTGGTAAATCCAATTATCAGATTGAACTATGTGAGGGACACGTCTTACTCTATATCCACGCAGTAGAGTATGATTTGGAAAAGGTAAAAACAGCCTTAGACATTATTGATAAGCTTTCTTCAAAGCTACAAGAATTCAACTTTGGAACCGAAAAGAACACGATTGGTAAAGAAATTTTAGATGAGATTAACAAAGAGTATCAGCTCTTTATAACGCAAAAGGAATCTATTATGCGGTTCATTAAAGACAATCAAAAAGAACTCTTGAATCAACTAGAAGATATCAAGTTTGTCAATCTAGACAAATACTTGTCGACTAAGTTTACAAGCGTTCAGCCTGCTGGAACACACAAATGCAATATGTGCAACTTTTATACTGCCAAATCATTGAAAGGCTTGGCAGCACATAAAAGAGGCTGTAAAAAGAAGTACGTACCTGTACCTTAAAAAAATAAAAATTATTATTTAGTCACAATCATATTGTGACCTGCTTGTTACCTAACTCTTACCCCCGCTTAAATCTTTAAATCCAACTTGACTCATTACATGCGTCATTCATTAAAAACCCCTTATCATTCAAAATTCACCTTACTATCCCTTAAAAAGTGCTCTTGTAGTAAATAATTTATACATATATAAAGTAATCTGTATATATGTATTATAAACAATGAAGAAATCCCTTGCAGAAGTAAAGAAAGAGATTGAAAAAGAAGCCGAAGAGAAGGTAAAGGCACTTCCCGTTGTAAAACTATTAGCTACTCCAGAAAGCTGTATTCAAATTATGAAAGAAGGCGAAAAGAAGTTTATAGAAAAAACAGGCAGGAATATGACTTACTCAGAAATGAGAGAAATGTTTGGGTAAAAAGCAAAGGGTAAAAGGCTAATGAATATTATAGAGGGCCAATTTAGCTTTTAACGATGCTGTAGCATTCTTCAAGGCTAATGTAGATGTTTGAAGACTAGTATTTGCATTATGAATGTATTGAACATCATCATTGTTTGTCAATGCAATAGAAACACCCTCTTCGCATAAAATATTCCAATTATTAATAGTAGAAATGGCTGTATTACACCGACCGGAAAGAAAAATGAGACAAAATTTTTATAAAAAATAAAAAATGTATAATAATTTTTTCCAAGTGATGTAAAAGCACCCTATCCATTTTCTGTGGTAGAAAATCTTGGGCTTGTATCACATTTCACAGCATTTAGCGGTTGGATACTATTATTTTTTCTAAATAATTTTGTTATGGTATATGGTGTTAATATATTATTTAAAGTTTTACAGAATTATTTACAATAATATTGGAATCCGCGTATTCTTCCTCCTCCTCGCCTTCATCCTCGTCTTCCTCCTCGTCGCCTTCATAATCCTCATCCTCTTCTTCCTCCTCTTCTTCCTCCTCTTCTTCCTCCTCTTCTTCCTCCTCCTCGCCTTCATAGTGAGTAACCGCGGATTGATGCCAATAGTCAACTAATTCACTCTCTTTATCTAGTGAGCCATTGGAGGTGCGAAGCTTATATAACTCACTTTTTACCCACTGTAGTTCATTCACCAAAATATTAATAAGACCAATATAATTAATGCTTTTGTCGTTCACTAACATTGGAAATAATTCATTTACTTTTCCGGCATTCATACCCACATCAATTGCTTCCGTCTTTTTATTAATATACAAAAAGGGTTCCAGCTTATCAAAACTATCATTATAGCCAATCGGGTCAGCGTGATATTCATTCGTGCTTTTTAAAGTGCATAATACATCTTGAATTGCACTAGATGATAAGATTTCCATATGCGCTGATTGAATAGAGTCATCAATGGCCATACTTTTTGTCCGGATTTTCTTGGAATTCAGTGATAAAGTTCCAGGCACAAATACAGTATCTTCAGCAGTCCCTAGAACAATTTGATGACTCTGCGTAATTTTGGATTGAAAGCCTATGGCGGTTGAGAAAGAAAACCCGCCTCCACTAGCAGAAGTATAATTTCCAATATAAGTATTGTTATTTCCTTCAACATTTCCTTTCCCAGATAACACACCTATAGCAGTGTTATTTATGCCTGTTACATTGTCATAAAGTGATTTCACACCAACACCCACATTATATGTTCCAGCGACATTCTTTTCTAGAGCACTTGCTCCACATGCCGTATTACCATTGCCGGTGCTTACACATAATGCTGAAGTTCCTAGAGCTGAATTCCAAGAACCAGATACATTCGCAGAGAGAGAAAGCGTGCCACAGGCTGTATTACATGTCCCCGAGGTATTTGATTTAAGAGCACTTACACCAAATGCTGAATTGTGTGCGTAATAATTTGTATTTTTTTCCAAGGCGTGATTCCCTATTTTTATATTGGTTGATTCAAACAATTCCGACATTAAATATATTTTTTATATATATTAAAAAACTGCCGTTATTACTAGTATATGAATAAATCATTGCAATACAATTATAACCAAAAAAAACAAAAGAAACCGCCAAGAATAGCTTATGTCCCTAAAAATTCCATTAATTTAACAGGCGTCACTAACAATGAATCCTTTTTTTCAAAGCCAATGGCGAATCCAATGATGCCACATGCTTATAAAAGTAGTGCTTCTCTCCCTTCTTATCGAGCAAAACCTCCTATAAATGATACCGATAATAATACTGATGATGATGACATAAATAAACCTCTGGTTCTTTTCGAACATAAACTTGTTAATGCTAATAATTTTTTATCTCCAAAAGTAACTACCGTAGAGGCGAATAATAATGTTAATTCTAATAATAATGCTAATGCTAACGCTAATACAGAATCAACAATATCTCTTAAAGAAACTGTCTTGTTTCTCATGAGCAAATTTAGAGAGAAGCAAGTGAAAAGAATTATTAATGTCTACCAAGAATCCTATCGGGATAATAAAAAGGCATCCGGATTCGGGGATTTCCTAAGAGGCTGTTATTATCTTATGCAATTTTGTAGAGAGAACTTTATTCAGTTTGATATGAATATGATGAACCACCCTTTATCAAAGTATTTTATACACAAGAAACCCTATTTGGAAGACATATTTTTAAATATTGAGCCTTTACCTGGTAATAATTTTACTCCATATATTGATAAAGATAGAACCATAGGTCATAAAAATGACCCACAGTTTTCTGTGGCTTTTGTGAACCATTTACTAGGGTCTACTGTGTATCAAGATACCTTATATCTATATTCTATTGCATATCCTTACTCAGAATCTATATCCGAATTAGACAAAATGTATGTTCGGTATTGTTTAGAACCAACGAGAGAAATAGAAGAATATGTGGAATCCATGATGATCAAGTTGAATATTTCTGCCCGAAATTATATTACAATACATATCCGGTCTGGAGATAGATTTTTAATAGGAGGAGCAACAAATATGAGCCCCAGATATCTCTCACAGATAAGAGGATGGTTGACTCAATTATTCAATAGTGGGTCGCCTAGCGATAAATATTTGTTGCTAAGTGATAATATGAGTTTAAAACACCTTCTTATTGAAGAATATGGAGATAGATTATGCGCCACATTTATACCTATTACTCACTCAGGTGAAGGTGTTTTAATAACAGACACTTCTATAAAAAATACCCTTCTCGATTTCTATTTACTGTCAAAATCATCGGCTATCTATTCTTATTCATGCTTCAATCATGGAACCGGATTTAGCAAGTGGACTGCGAAAACATATAATATACCTTATATTTGTAAATTCGTTGATTACATATAAATGAATAAATACCTATTAAATACTTGCTCATAACTTGTATTATAAATGTACCAGTTATGGATAGCGGCAATCACGCTGATTATTGGGAACGGATTTCTATTTTCCTCACCATTTTCAACACAGTTTATAAAGAATTCCAATAATAATTTAGCAAATGGGAATCAAAAGAAATATCCTTTGTCGCTCCCCCATTATAATAAGCCTTTGAATGAATCGGCCCATGGTTCTGGGTCCGGACCAGTGTTAAACCTGGATAAAATAATGGACAAGAAATATCCTTTATCTATTCGATATTATGAACAATATGTGAAACGGTTGAATTCACAAAATATGTCTATGCGAGATAGAACTATTCTGGGCCAAGAGGATGATGATGAGGATTTGGATGGAGATGCGTTTGAACAGAATTTGTTAGACTTATTTAGAAACCATACGGGTGAACCTGATTCACAATCACCTTATTCAAACAGAAATCGTGCTGGTGTTCGCATTATTATTAATCGGGGGTCTCTAGACTCTATTAGTAAGCAGTTTTTTAATAATATGGGTGCTGGAGATAACGGGAACGATGATGATGAGGAGGAAGAAAGCACCGCCGATTATTTCAAAAAGCAACAGAGAAAGTCGGAGAATTTTGAGGTGCTTACTAAGTTCCCAATGCGATTCAAGGATGTAGGCGGATATGAAAAAATTAAAGTTGAACTGAAACAATGTATTGAGATTCTGTCGAATTATACGAAGTATAGCGCTTATAATGTTCGCGTTCCCAAGGGTCTTATTTTGGAGGGTCCTCCAGGAAATGGCAAGACGATGTTGGCAAAGGCCTTGGCGGGGGAAGCCAAGGTGGGTTTTATTGCCGTATCTGGATCACAATTTCAAGAGAAATATGTGGGTGTTGGTTCATCTCGTGTGAGAGAACTCTTTCAACTAGCGAAGAAGCATGTGCCTTGTATTATTTTTATTGATGAGATAGATGCGATTGGACGAGCGAGGTCTGGTGATGGCGAGACATCTTCGTCTGAGCGCGATAATACATTGAACGAATTACTTGTCGCGATGGATGGGTTTAAGAATAGTTCGGGTGTTTTTTTAATAGGAGCCACGAATCGCATTGATTTACTAGACCCCGCTTTAATGAGACCTGGAAGAGTGGATAAGAAGATTTATATTGGAAATCCTGACTCGACCACTAGGGAGGCTATTTTGAATATACATATTCAGGGAAAACCGTATGATAAAACAGTGAACATATCTGATTTAGTGGATTTGACGATGGGTCTATCGGGTGCACAAATTGAAAATTTGTTGAACGAGGCAATGTTAAACGCATTGAGATACGATAGGACTGAGATGACTGCTTCAGATATTGATAGTATTATTAATAGAATGCTAGCAGGATGGCAACCAGAGGACCACCAATTTACGGCGGACATTATAGACCATATTGCGATTCACGAAATGGGACACGCTATTACAGGTGTGCTTTCAAAGCATCACTCCAAAGTTAGCAAGGTGATAATTAATTTGTCGTCACCGAAGAGTCCTGGATATACGGTATTTGAGGGTTCTACTTCAACGATTTATACGAGGGAGGCCTTGTTTGAACATTTAGTCATATTGCTTGGGGGGCGAATCGCTGAGGAGGTATTTTTTGGAGTCTCCGTAACGACGGGGGCGATTAATGACTTTGAGGAGGCATTTAAATTAGCTGAGAAGATGGTTATTTATTATGGTATGGGGAAGAAGGTAATATACCCTAGTAGCAGTGATAAATATAAACAAATGATTGATGATGATGTGGCCGAATTGATTCAACAAGCCTATCAATGTTCGGAGACAATCATTAAGGAATCTAAGGAACTTTTGTTCAAGGGGGCCGAGATTTTGAAGAAGGAGAAGATTTTGAAGGCCGATGAACTTTTAGCATTATTGTCTTGAAAAATGATGATGTTTATAAGAAATTTGTAATTAAGGAATTTTAGTTAATATTTTACAGTTATTAATTTGAAAAAAAAAAAGTATTTTTGTATAATATAAAATGGCTGATTGTTCGTTTTCGTTTGTGAATCAAACATCAATGTTAATTCAATGGCATAGGCCTAGTGACGTTTCTAATAATCCTGGCTTTCGTCAAGAAGTTATTATTTCAGATGATTCGACGCCTAATGTTGCAGGTGGTAGTATTACAAAAACAATCCCTACTCCTAACGCTACCGATTTAAGTTATACTTACCCTGTTACAATAGGTCATAGCTATAGTGTTGCTTATGCATACTATTGTGCTAGTGGTAGCATTGTAGATGGTTGTTATAATACAATTCCTGGTTATTGGACTGCTAACAGCACTGCAAAAACAGCCATAGCATCTACCTATCCCCAACCTCCTGTTCTAGATGGTTCAGCCTCAGCTGCCGGTATTGATGCATCCGGTAATGCATTTATTACGCTTAGTATGTCATTTCCTAATGATGGATATGCTGATTTAAATAAAACATTTATAAAAATATTTGATTCATCGAACTTGTTTTGGAAACAAACTATTGTTCCTTCTATTCCTACTCAAATTACTAAAGCATCGGCTAATACTCCTGGTGTATATGAGAAGTTTACTATTACTTACGATTCTAGTAATGCTTTTCCAGGATTAACCCTTGTAAAGGGAGTTGAGTATCAAATTGCGGTTGATACTGCAAATATTAATGGATCGAGTGCCCAACCTAATACTGTATATCCTAGTTTTTACTTGACACCCACAACTGCTGTGTTACCTCCCACAAATATTTCGCTAACTCCCTCGACAAATACCGATACTAGCACATTTGTAAAGATTACATGGAATCATCCTATCGGAACTTTTCCATCTGGATACAATATTTATAGATATACTAGTGGAACTGATGTTAGCGATAACGCTATTCTTGTAGGTTCCAATGTGTCTGGAACAAGTTTTACGGATACTAACTCATTAAAAATTGGTAAAACCTATTATTATCAATTGGGCTCTCTTTCTAGCACCGGACAGATGTCACATTTAACAGCTAGTTCTAATACCACGGTTAAAGCTTCATTGCCAGCCGCAACAGGATTTACAGTTACGGAAACTAGTGATGGTTCTTTTAATTTATTATGGAACCCAATTACAGATGCCAGCAGCGGCCCAGCAACATATACAATCGGCTACGATAAAGGAGTAGGAACAACAGTGCAAATATTCACTACCGACTTCTCTAACATTGGTGCTACAACATCTGGCAATACTAAACCTGGCACTCAAGTAACAGCAACAGTTGCAGGTTCTACAGCAGGCAAATTGTTTACTGCTGGAAATTATGTCTTCACTGTGTATGGTAATATAACTGATCCAAAATTTGGTTCAACCGCAGACAGTCTTCCTGCTACAGCTTCTGTAACATATTATACACCACCTGCTAGTTTTACCAGTGGAAGTGCCAAAATTTATGCCTCTGGCGTTAGTAAGTCTGTTGATATTTCTTTTAATTCACCCGCTACAACTTCTAGACCAATTACATCATTCCTTATTTATGGTGTTAAACGAGCAGATATTAGTAATAATGATATTATAGCTCAAAACTTATTATTGACTATTTCAGCATTTGCTGATAAATATTCATACTATTCTAGATTATCTTTGTCAGATAATGGCACATGGTCTTTTGCTATTGTGCCTACTAATAATGGTTATACCAATCCACTTACATTAGATATTACAAATTCGTTTTCTAATAAATCAGTAACATCTCCCGCTAGTAGACCTGACGCTAATAGTGCTACTGTAGCTTGGGATTTATCAAACGCTCGGTTCTCATTTAACATCACAGATCCTACAGGTGCTACTCCAGGAGGTTATTATGTAGGTTTAATAAGTGATACAACTGGTTCTGATTTATCTAATATTGCGGTCACTCCACCAGTGCAATTGAGTTCTTCTGGTTCCGGTGTATATACTTGTGCATCAGGTGTTGTTTCTAATCTATTTACCACAAAAAATGTTCGCAACTTATCTTTCAGAGTTGACGCTAGTTATTCATCTGGTTATTCTAGTGGAATTAGAGCAAATTGCACGGCATATAAACGAACAGACCTATCGTATAATGCTAATTTAACAGCTGAGGTGGGTGTTTCTAACTCAGTAACTTTTGATTGGTCACCGTTAACATATGTTAAGGAGTTCTCGAGTATTGTTACTGGATACAAACTTGATATTTCTCACAACGATAACTCAACTGGAAGTAGTTATTCATTAGGAAATGTTACAACATATACTGCATCAGTTGCTAATAATACAATTTATAAGGCTAGAATTACACCAGTGTTAACAAATTACGAAGCTAACGCAATTTCACCCATTCCTATTAACGTGAATACTTTAGATGTTAGTAAAAACACTGTTGTATTCAAGCCATATACACAAGCCGGTCAAGTAACTAACTTGGTGGCCAAATATAACGGAACCGATGCTTCTGGTAGAACGGTAGATTTATCATGGAATGCCCCCGCTACTTCTACTGGCATAACTTGCGCATCATTCAATATTTATGTAGATGGTATTATTGTGCCTGCATCCAGTAATGGTCTCACAAATAAAAATTATGATGCCGCATCAACAAATGTCTCAAATGTCACTATATCTAAAACTGGTTATGATGTCTCATTGAATACTGGAACCAAATATACTTTTGGTGTTATTTCGGTTGATGCTTCATCGCAAGAAGTTGGAACAATGAGCACAGTTGTTTTTGCACCATTAAGACCATTAGATACTGTTGCTAGTGCTAGTCTTACTGGAATTTCTACAAATGGAAATATTACATTATCTTGGTCACCAGTTACATTAAATGATGGATATTCCAATTTACAATATAACATTTACCAAACAAAAGTTGGATCTGGTATTACAACTAAACTTCTTGTAGCAACTGTATCATCTAGTCCTCTAATTATATCTACTGATGTAACCACATTAGCACCATTGGTTTCTGGAACATCTTACTCCTATTCTATTTCTGCAATGGCAAGCACTGTTAATGGTGATACACGAAGCACAACCCCATCCGTATTTCCTACTATTAAATGTAACAGCTCTGCGCCAGCTGTAACTAGTTTATTAGCCCAAACAGGAACAAGATATGGTGCTAATAATGTTGATGGCACACCTGCATCAGATACCGATGTTGTAAACATTTCTTGGATAAATCCAAGTTCTCAAAGTTTTAGCGACGCTTCATTTTCTAAATACTTAGTCAAATTAAATAATCGAGATATTTCTAATAATTTATATAATTCTACTTCTTTATTCACCCAATCCACAAATACAGTAGATATTTCATACGGGGGATTATCTTCTTTGTTCTCTGATGCACCACTTGTCTATGGTAATACATATCCTGTTTCAGTGCAAATTATCACAGATGCTAGTGCCGGAGGCGTTATTAATGCATCATCAAGTTTTATATTTACTCGTGCTCTTGTATTGTCGGCTATTAATGGTTTAACATTTACATCGACACTTAACGCAAATGGTACTTATACCACACTTGTCAATATTAAAGTGAATGCTAATGGCTCATCAGTAACAAACGGAATTATAGCGATTACACCCACAAAGTTTGTATCTGGTGAAAAATTAGTGGCATACTTAAATGATGCATCAAATCCAAGTAATGTTTCCGTAAAGTTTTTTAATGCTACAGGTGATCTTGTTAGTAATGGTACATCTGGTGCTTATGATCTTAACCATACACAACTTATGTATGCTCAAGTTTCATTTACTACCGTAAATGTAGTAACAGCTACACCTTTGTATGTTATAGCAAACGGAAATGGATTGATTAGCAACTTAACAAATTCAGCTCCTTAAATATTCATTTTATAAAGAGTAGTATTTTAGAGTTAAAAATAGAATTATAATTTACAAATAAATTATAATCTTTATATAAAATATAAATATGAGCACCCCTGTAAAATTTGTGAATAAAAGAGCTCTTCATAACAATAAAGTTAAAAAGAATGCACTAGTTACTCAACATTTGGTTAACTTAAGCAATGCGTATAAAAGTAACCTAAGACAAATGAAAACAGTGTCCACTGAACCTGCTGCATCTTCCGACTCAATTGCCTCTATCTTTGCTTTAGGTCAATTCCTTAATAATACAACAACGGATAAAGCACCAGTAGCACCTGAAGCACCAGTAGCAGAATCAGGGGAACAATCATCAGTCTTTGCTTTAGGCCAATTCCTTAACAACAATATGTAAATGATAAATAATAAAATATATCTATTATTTATTTATTTCCTATTTTTCCGTGTTTTCCTCTTAGCCCCCTTTTCCATAAAAGTTCTTATATTCAAAGATTCATCATAGATTCTATCCACAATCTCTTGGAAATAACTGCGAAACTCCTTTCGTCTTCGTTTCATCTCTTCAAGAGAGAACCAGCGAATCTCTCCCTTCTCAAAAAT